GTTCCAGCTCGGAGCGCACCTCTCGGAGCGCCCACAGCCGCAACGCCAGGGCTTTCAACTCGTCGATCCTCTCTGGCTGGGTCGACTGGAACTTGTCCCAGCACTCGTTCTGCAGCTCATCGTTCACCTTGCCCCACACGTCGGAGTCGAGGATGTCGCGTGCGCTGATCATGGCAATTCCCACTGGCCGGTCTTGGGATTGAACCGCATGGCGTTCGGGTCATCGAGCTGGCGCGGCGTCAGGTACGCCGCCAGCAGGTTCACGGGCTCCAGGGCGCCCTGCACAGCGCCGGCCACGGCCTGGGCCGGGGCAGGGACCTCGAACGGCTGGTGGCTCATCTGGGAGCCCAGGCTGGCCCGTCGGCGCTGCGTCTCCAGCTCGGCCATGGCCTGGCTGGTGTCGCCCGGCTCGTTCTGGAAGAACGCCGGGGCCGCCGCGGCAGCGGCGCCGGTGCCGGCCACGCCGGCCAGCAGGGCCGGGTCGGCCTTGCCGTAGTAGAGCTGGCGCCAGTCTGCCTCCTGCATCACGGGCTTGTTGCCCAGGTAGCCCGCGTTCTTGTGGGCCTGCAGGGCCTGCTGCATCTCTTCCCAGCTCTGCTTGGGCAGGTTGCGCCAGTCAGGGTGGGCGAACTCGTGGGGCTCGACGCGCCCGCGGTACTTGTCCCACAGCCGCCACTGCTCCATGAACAGCGGCAGGTCCGGGTTGGGCCCGCGGGACTCGTCCACATAGTCCATGATCCGCTTATAGAACGGGTTGAAGTCGGTGATCTTGTCGGGCTCGTAGGCCAGCCGCTCGGGACTCACCCGCGGGTCAGCACCGGCCGCCAGCTCGCCCGTGCGCTTGCTGCGGTAGACCGCGGACGGCGTGGTGCCGCCGATGACGTTGATCGCGGCATCCTCGGCCTTGCCCGGGTTGGCAGCGATCGCCTCCTGCAGCTTGTCCTTGTCGACCTTCAGCAGGCCCGCCATGCGCGTGCGGAAGGCGTCGCCGACCTCGCCCTCCTCCTGCAACATGCGCGGGTACATGTTGCGGATCATGTGCAGGTCGACGGCGGAGGTGTTGCCCGCGGCCAGGTCGAGGAACGGCGTGCCGAGCGAGGCGGTCTTCTGCGACAGGCCTGGCACCTGGTTCATGACGCGGAACGTCACGTCACGCACGTCCTCGCCGGGTCCTGCCTTGAAGATGTCAGGGCGACGCAGCGCCAGGGAAGCCAGCTCGGGCTGGTTGCCGATGTTCGCGGTGCCCATCACGCCCATGCCGCCGCGGGAGGCGGCACCGACGCCGGCAGCGCGGTCCAGGGTCTGCGCCACGTTCGGGTCGCCAGCCTGCAGGGCCAGCTGGGCCAGCTCGTCCGGGTTGCGCACCCGCGTGCGGGCCGCCAGGAACTCGTTCGGCGTCAGCGGCGCGTTCGGCGACATCAGGCTGAAGTTGAGGGCGTTGAAGATGTCGACCGGGTCGGCCTCGCCGGGCCGCTCATAGCTGCGCATGAACTTCTGCATCAGCGCGTTGTGCGTGTCGGTCGGCAGGGCGTTCGGGTCGAAGTTGTTGCCCTTCAGCCAGAACAGGTCGGGAATGGTGAACTTGCCCTCCAGGCCGCCAGGGACCTGGATCTCCCGCCGGCTCGTCACGTCGGAGATGCCGAGCGACTGCTCGGGCGTGCGGGTCATGTTCACGCCATGCTGCGCGCCCCACTGCGCCCACTCCTCCTCGGAGGCATTCGGGCCGGGCGTGGTGCGTGGCTCGGCACGCAGGGCCAGGCGGTTGCGCACGGCCTGGTTGATCTCCCGCAGAGGCACGGCCGCGCCCTTGTTGCCTGTCATCATCGACCGGACCATGTCCGGGTCCATGCCCGCGGCAATCAGGTCCGCCCGGGTCCGCTCGACCATCGGCTCGGAGGTCAGCTTGCGCTTCGGGCCGCGCCCGGCCTTGGTGGCGAAGCTCTTCAGCTCGTCGAGTGCGGACAGGAACGGGTTCACGTCTTCTCTCCCTGGCTCCGGCCGAAGCCGACTCGCCGATAGCGCCGCCCCTTGGCGTAGGCGTCCTTCAGCGTCTCACTGATGCGCTGGCACTCTTCGGGAGTGCGACAGCGCGGGACCTTGACCGGGTTCGCGGGCTTCTTCACTGCAGGCCTCCAGGCGCCGGCATGCCCGGCTGCATCGGCGGCGCTGGCTGCATGCCTGGCAGCGCTGGCTGCACCGGCGGGCTCGTCAGCTGCATCAGGTCGATCTCGGCCGCCGCGTCCTGGGCGTCGACCTTGGTTTCCACGTCGACCAGCTTCACCCGCTGGGCGAACATCGCCTCCATGTGCTTCAGGGCCGCCGTTATGGCGTCGAGCTGGACCTGCATCTGCTCCTTCTGCAGCGCGGCCTGGGCCTTGATCTGCTCCATCTGGATCGGCACCTGCAGCTGCGCCTGCATGGCCTGGGCCTGCATCGCGGTCTGCTGCTGCGCCGCCTGCGCCGCCTGCGCCGCCGCCTGCTGCGCCTCGGGGGAGGCCGGGTTGATCCAGTATTGCTCGGGGGCCGGCAGGCCGGACATGCGCCCGATGTCGATCAGGGCCGCATAGACCTGCGGGAGGTCGACCAGCACGCCACGCTGGCCCTGCTGCAGGGCTGCCGTCTGTGCGGCCATGACGGCCTGCAGGGCCGCCGTGCGCCGTGTGCGCTCACCCACCGACATGCCCATGCTGACGACCAGCTCGTCGCGGGGCTGCCACTGCGAGGGCATGGCCTGCTGCCACTGCCCGGCCGCACGCATGCTCACCGGGCCCTGCCAATACTTGCGCAGCAGGGCGTGGAGCTTGGCGTACAGCGGCTTCAGCATCGTCTCGGCCAGGTTCTTCGCCACCATGGCGTTGACCTGCTCGGCCGCAGACATCATCCGCTCCAGGCCGTGCGCGGTGTCGCCAGCCAGCGCCTGGGCCTGCGCCGCGGTGTCGATCGCGCCGCCGCCCTTGTCGCGCCGCACCTCGTCGAGGTAGTTCAGCACGTTGATCAGCTGCGGGGGGATCTCGACGTTCGGCAGCGGGACCACGGCCCCGGCTTCCTTCATGCGCACGACGCCGCCCATCACGCTGGTCAGCAGGTCGTCCATGTTCACCTGCCGATCGACGGCGCCGATGCGCTGGCGCACGTTGCGCTCGGAGGCGTCCAGCAGGTTGCGCAGCAGGCCGGTCTTGCCGTCCTGCACTGAGCGCAGCTTGTCGAACAGGCTGATGCCGTCCCATGAGTACAGGCCCAGGTAGGGCACGCCCACGCAGAACGGCTGCGTGTCCCAGGGCTCGGCCAGCAGCAGCTCGTCGGTGCCCTCGGCGCCGCCCGCGGTGACCGCGCGCAGCAGCTCGGCGATGCCGTCGCCGTCGCGGTCCACGGTGTAGTAGGCCTCGACGACCATCACGAACGTGGTCGACTCGTGGCCGGTTTCGTAGTCGGTGTCGCTGCCGGCGCGGGCGCGTGCCGAGGTCGATGAGCTGTCGTTGCCGCGGTAGGGCTCCAGGGCGTAGACGACGTTCGGGTCGAAGCCCAGCTGTACCAGCTCGGTGCGCATCATCGGGCGGCGGTGGCCGAGGAAGCGCGCCTCGTCGGCGACGGGCTTGCCGACGTTGCCGTCGATCAGGAACTCGTCGAGCGGCACGGCCTCGATGCGTGGCTTGCTGGTGCGCGTGTAGCGGCGGATCGTGCCGTTCACGGTGCCGTCGTCGCCGAACTCCGCGGAGACGATCTCGACGGCCTGGCCGTCGCCTTCCTGCAGCAGCTCGGGCAGCAGCTGCGGGTCCAGGCCGCTGCGCGATTCGTACTCGACCGTCGCTTTCTTCTCCCAGAAGACCTTCAGCACGCCGGCGCGCCGCAGCAGCGCGTCCTTCACCGCGGCGTTCAGGGCCATGAAGGCACCGGCCGAGGCGGCGACATAGTTGACGGCGCGCGTCTCGATGTCCGACTGCGCCTCGTCCTCGGGGCCGAAGGGAACGAACTCGACGGGCGCCTGGCCGGAGAAGGCGGGCACGATCTCGGCGAGCACGGCCTCGACAGCGTCGCCCACGTCGGTGCTGACGATCGTGCTGCGGTCAGCGTTCTCCTCGCCGGCGGGCGCCGCGGGGAGCCGGGCGTAGAAGTAGTCGGCCGCCTCGGTGCGGTTGGTGTCGCGATCGTCCTGCTGCTCGCCCGCGCGCTCGACCTCGGTGCGAATGGCCTTCAGCAGCTCCTCGTCGGTCATGGGGGTAGGCGTGTGCATTAGGCCGATCTCCGATACGCGCCCTGGTGGCGGCGGTCTT